CCGTCCACGGAATTCTCCGTTAGAAAAGCTCGATACTACGCGCTGTTAACGCCGATTAGGAACCGGCCAAATGGGCGCAATATCGAGGTACTCAGATCTCCAAATATCGGAGACGGAGTGTGAGTAGCCCACTGTTACCGAAAAAGGTTTGGTAACAGTGAATCGGCTTCCTGCACCTGAGACCTTACACCCCCGCCACGTGTCATGGAAAGACACATAACAGGCTTGTAAGAAAGGCGAGCCACGTAAGTCGTTCATTAGTTTCCTAAAGAGGAAACTACGTCCGCTCAGTGGTTTTGGTCTTACGACCAAACATTTCCACTTCCATACACTCTGAGAATACTTACCCGTCGGGTAAGAAGAGTGTAGGTAAGAATCGAAAGTCTCATCACTACAAGGCCCGGATATCTGACGAAAATCGTCAGGGATCCATCTAGCCATGTAGCTGACTACTTTCGCATCTTCCTCCATAAAACGTAACGAAAATGTACGCTTTAGACGATTAATATCGTTCCAAAGCTCCATTACGCTACTAGGAGGGGTAGTGAAAAACACTGGCCTAACAGGCTTCCCTTTGAACCAATCGGCACCGCATGATTCTCTAAATGGTCCTTCAATGAAAGACTTTTCGAGATTCAGGCTAAAACCGCAAAGGTTCAACAGCGTTATGACCGGACTTGCCACATCTTTGGTAACGATAATATCATCACCAAATATCGCGCATTTGTCGCGGTCAAAACGATCTCGAGACACTCTCGTCACGCCATAAATTACAGCCGTGAAGATTGCACTCTCGAGTGCGAAGGTAAAGCCATTTCCCATGGAGGAGATCTTCTCATATGAGATAGATCCGCCACCTAGTTCACCTTGTGGTGAACGAAGTTTCATGAGGTAGCTGTACCATTCAGAGGGTAGCATTAATGCACAGAGTCTGGTACTAATTGAATCAGACGCTGCAGCTAAGTCCAGAGTAATAAAACTTTCTGGATCTTCCCAATTAAGGGATCCTCTGCGAGCTAACTCTCTGTTCTTCTCTTGGTTGTCGAGGTCAACCCCCCATCGCTTTAAGCGACGGCGGATGTAACCATCAACTCCCAGTTGAAGATACAAGTTAAGAGCGGGCTCGATCGCAATAGGACGGTCAGTACGACTGTCCTTAGGGACGAAAGCGATCCGATTGCCAGGTACGATGTTAATAACGGTGTTCCAGAACGTAGTTTGGTCCAGTATAGCGTGTTTCGGTATATCATACCGCTCACGATAACTGTCCTCTAACGCTCCGATCCATCGTTCATCGGACTGAATGGCAAGTCGTGCTGCTTCCAGCGCATCTTGAGTACACGAGTAGGGCCAATCTTTGTATTTGAAATACGAAGATACGGCACCTGACTTAGTGTCAAGGTTTGCACCGGGGCCATGACGCGACCATTTCGTCAATGCCTCGCTACCCGGGAGTTTAGTCCCAAGTAACTTCTGTAAGAAGCTGCATGCGTGCTTAAAAGCATCATGCATATCGTCGTCTTCAGTAAATACCAAGGATTCGTAACCTTTATGGTTAAAATCCGAGCACTTCGCTTCAGCGTCCAGGAATTTCTTCCCGGCGGCCAGGCGACGTGCGGTATTATCTGTCGGTAGACGAAACTTCTTCAGCAAAGATCCTATCTGATATTTCGCTCGAAATTCAGCAAGCGGAATATCTTCAAGAGCCATACAACGTGGGCTCCATTCCTCACTTAACGAGAGATAATCGGCATGTATCCGCGAACGGATAATACCCTTTATCTTTGTTGTCTCGTCATGGTTGAGGAGATAGGATAGGTCGTCGACAATGTTGTCGAGAACTTTCCATCCGTAATCGGATGGAATGCGGACGCGTAGATTTTCTCTCGCGACCGCAGACTTCCTTCCTGATGATTTGTTTTTCACAAATCCTCCATTCTGGTAATTATACCTCGTTGACCTACAGAGCGCTAACGTGTAAACACGTTAGTGATGAAGGCTACAGTTTGTGTATATAGCTGTTCAAAGAACGCTAATACGGCTGGCAGAAATGTGGACCAATCATAGTCCATAGATCACACCATGCCTTGACTGTTCAGCGGGGTCATAACAGAATCGAGATCCAGGAGGGCAAGCGCTCGCTGACGGGCATGAAGCATGTCCGCTTGTGAGACGCCGACCGGACACGAAACATTGACTTCAATGATGAGTGGAGCGGAGATAGTAGTAGTACTATCGACTCCATCAACAGGAAAGTCTTTCGACAGTTTAAAGGAGGTTTTGAGGACTCCTTTGAAATTGCCGGATTTCGTGGGGAACGTACGATACAGCATAAGCTGATCGCGGTCTTCGGGTACATGATTTTCACCAATGTACACGGAACGGTTCAAATGTTCTTCGAATCGTTCATAGACTTCGTTCGTGGTGTTCCCGTCGTTCAAGATGTCGACAGGCAGTGTAATGGTATTTGCTTGCATAGCAAATCTCCTTAGTACTGGCCGATCACATCGAGTCAAGACCGAAGTCTAAACAAGATGATCACGAGGTCCAGAAGTTTGAGAACATCAAAGTTCAACCTCATGGTTGGTAAGATGCTCAAGGATGGGCTGGGAATACGATCAACTGTCTCCACGATTAGAGACTTTACACCACCGTAATCTTGGTAACAAGTACCGTTGATTCCGTGAGTGCAATCGTTGATATCGATCCCAGCAAGCGAGTTGACCTGGTGCATAGTTTTCCTAACTGTGACCCAGGAGGCCAATGGCGTAACTCCCGAATTGGGAGTCCACGCCGCAATTGTCTGTCCGATGTTAATAAACCAATCGAAGATAAACGAGAAGGGAGTTAACTCCCAAACCGTTTCTAAGAGTTGGTCTACCCCGAAGATCGCGAGATCGTCGAGTTCAACATCACACAAGACACCGGCCGAAACCTTTGTCTCAACTTTAGCTGTTCGCTCGATAGTCCATTCAGCATGGATATCGGTGCTCCAGTTAATGTTTTTGACAAATGAATCAGCCTCGCTAGCGGAATAGCTGTTTGTCGCCCTAAATGTTTGTCTTTTACGTTTAGTGAGCTTGGATTCGTCCAACGCTGCAACTAAACCTTTAAAGTCATACACAAGGGGTCTAAGAGCGTACCGTAGCTCCATATACCGGTCTTCTAACTCTTTTCTTGAGATTTGGTTCTTCAGATACTTACCATCTAACTTCTTGATGGCTATAGCTATCCGAATTACTCTCTGAAGAATTGAGCAGAGACTAGCAATGGTTTTGTTACCTTCTCCGAGAGTGGCAAGCAGCATCATCTCGTTACCCGAAGCCCTAGCGTGGGCCTCTGTAACGGTACGTGCTATCATGCTCTCTTGGTCGGAGGTGGTTTGCTCAGCTAGGCTGAGCCAACTGCCCAGGTCTTCGGGCTGCATCACCCAAGTTCCATCGTACTTCCAGCCGTGCCACGTTCCCGAACCTACGGGTGGATCACCAGTTGGGTCTTCCCAATAGTGACCCCACCGATAGGCGACAGGAGTTGGTGGACGGTAGGTTTCCACACGTTTCGTCATAGGGGAATTAATAATATCTCCTCGTTTGACTTTAGTGTGAAAATCCTCTGTTACTTCATCCGTCATAGTCGAATAGATGTATCCATCGGCGCCAGTGGCGCTTACGGTGGATTGACTAGTCTGACTACCAATACCTAGATAGAGAGTTTTTGTCATCGAGACAGTCTCTCCGTCTAGAACTATTGTTGACGAACGAGTACGTGGGGTTCCCATAACTCCTCCTCTCTGGAGGCTAGAAATGGGGGGTGTGTCAGTCTACTCGATGGCCTCCCAAGTAGAACAGACAGGGTGTAAACCAACCACTATTGGTCGTTTACATGAGTCAACCGCGGTCCTTTCGACGCGGAGCCGGCTGAATGCCGAGTCTGGCCCTTATCGGGCC